CTTCGCACCGAGCCAAACGGTCCACCCACCGCAAGCCAACGCCGTCAGCGTGGCCGTCTCGGGTATGCCGATCCGCCCATGACCATAGGCGGAAGAGCTTACCGATGACGGCGTCCTCCTCGAGCTGCACGACATCGGCCAGGCGGATGACAGCAGGGTCATCCGCGAGGTCGTGCCGCATTTTGAGCCACTCACCGGCCATCCGTGGCCTCCGTCACAAGAGAACTTTTCATGTAGTCCTCAATGGACATTTCGCGCCGCTGGTTGTTGTGGGCGCGGCATTCAATCTGGCCGTTCTCGACTGTCAGCGGACCGCCCTTACACCGCTGCACGACATGGCCGGCCTCGACTTCTGCCGAACACGGCCCCTTACCTCGCCCCTTGAAGTAGCACTCCGTTCCGTGTGCCAGCGCGATGTCCACTTTGATCTTCGCGTCACCGCTCTTCCTCAGCGTGATGCTCCATCGCTCGATGTCGTCGATGGTGAACGGGAAGAGAGAGTCGCCAGTGAGCGACAGCCATTCCGCGATCACGGCGAGCGCGGCCCTTTTCCGCTGGTCGGATGTCGGCCTGTCACCGCCGCCAAGGTCTGCAAGACGAATGGCACAGCAGAGGTGTAGTTCGTTCTCTGTCATGTTGCCCTCAATCGCATGTCAGCCATGTCCGCGAACTTGTCGCTCTTTTCGACGCCGACGTACTTTCTGCCGTTCTTGATGGATGCAACACCGGTCGTTCCGCTGCCGTTGAACGGGTCAACGACCAGGTCGCCGGGCATCGAAGCGCAGAGAACTATTGGCTCGACTAGGGCGAGCGGAAGCTGTGTCGGGAAGTCAGGTATCCGCTCGGCACAAGTCCCAGTCAGCCGTGGAATCTGCCAAACGTCATCCCAAATCTTTCCGCCAACAGACGCCCGGCTGTCGCCGTACTTCGTCTGCCTGTCGCTCGGCCTGGTTACTGGCTCCGGGCTGAAGACGAACGACTTTTCATCCTTCACGGCGTAGAAGATATGGCGGCTGGTGCGGTTGAACTTGTTCGAGCAGTTGACGCCAAACGTCTCGTACCACTTGATCCACGAACGGATCGTGAACCCGGTGGCCTTCAGTTCGGTGCAGTATTCGGCGGCGTATTCGTCGCCAATCATCACCCACAGGGAGCCGTCATCCGTCAGGCAGTCCCAGCACAGACTGAACCAGTTCCGTACCCACTTCATGTAGGCCTGCGGCGTCAGTAGGTCTGCCTTTTCGCCTTCGCCGTAGTCGATTCCGATGTTGTACGGCGGGTCGGTGAAGATCAGTCTCGCCGGGCCGTGCTCGTCGCGGACCGTCTCCAGGCCATCCATGACATCGACGTTCAAGATCGACCACTTCGGCCGGTCTGCGGCGTGTTCCGTGGCGGCCTTCTCTGCCGCCTCTTGCAGTTGCTTGCGCCGCTTCTCGCTGCGAATCTCCCGGATGGCTTCGGCAGGCTTCATCTCGCCATCCACGACCTTCCGTTCTAGGTCCGGTCGCTTGGCGATTTGATCGGCGCGGGCCATCGTGGCAGGCGACACCTTGGCTTCGGCGGCGCGGGCCTCGCGGGCGACGTGCTTTTTCTTTGATTTCAATGGTGGATCACGATGATCCACCATTGTTTTTGACTTGCTGGCGTTCTTGTTCCCGACCTTGGCTTCCGCCTTCTTCCGGTTGCCATCTTCCGCAATCTTTTCCAGCCGCTTCTGCCACTTCGCCGAGCCGTCTTCACACCGCTTGAAGCACAACGCCCTCACTATCTGGTCCTCGATGTCTCGGCGTGCGCCGTTCATTGACCAAGAGAACGCCCACGGGTCGCCTTCGTGATCTCGCGTGATCGGCTCAATACCGAGTTCGACGCACGCGCGGTAGCGGTTGCGTCCGTCGAGGATCATGCCGTCGCACAGCGTGATCGGCTCGCGCTGGCCGTTGGCCTGGATGTCGGCCAGCAGTTCTCCGAACCGCTCGTCGTCCATCATCGGCCACGCATCGGCGGCCGGGTGGTTCTTCAAAGCCTCTAGTGTCGCAGTCACCATTACCTCCTTGTTCAGAAACGAAATCCATTCCACCCGCCGCGTCAGCGGGCTTTCCACACCACCGCCATCCGCCCCGACGCCGTCTTTCTTGTCCCGGCCTCGACCACGAGACCACGCCGTGCAAGCTCGATGCGTCGCGGTCGTTGCGTTGACGGGTTCATGCCGCACGCGTGGGCAATCTCTTCGTCGGTCGCACCTTCGGCCTGGTCGCACAGGTAGTCGTAGATGAGCCGCTGCAGCCGATTGAGCGTGGATCTGTCCATGCTGTCGGCAGCGGCCATGCTCGTCGGGCTGTGCTGCTGCGCCGGGGCACGTTGGGCGAAGAGCGGGCCGGGGCAGTCCTCGATGCCGTAGTGGTTCATTGCTTGCCCTCCACTGCCTTCGTCGCCTCAACCAGCCAATCCCCGCTTCCGCACGCGGCGTCATAGTCCGTGCCGGTCTGGTATGGCGGGTTCGTCAACAGGTCTGCCGGCTGCGGCTTCTCGGGCTGGTAGTAGTAGGTGCCCGTGGTGTCGGTCATGCCACAGCCTCCGTGTCGAACAGGCTCGCCTCTTGCTTGCGGCCCTTCGCCGCCTCTTCCATGTTCTTCACCGCCTGGCGGTAGTAGGCCGGCTTGAGTTCGACGCCGATTGCCAGGCGTCCATTGAGCACCGCCCCGTAGGCTTCGCTGCCAACGCCCATAAACGGCGTCAGTACCGTCTCGCCTGGGAGGCTTCGCAGGTGCACGACCCGCTCGATAACGTCGAGCTGTAGCGGGTGCATGTGCCGCTCGTCATCCTCTTCGCGGGCCTGCTTGTACGGCAGCGTCCTCTCGAGCCGGATGTCATCCCAAAAAGCCGACGCGTACTGCCGCCAAATCCAATGGCTGTAGCGGTTCTCAATCTGCTTGCCCTTGTGCCCGCGATACGTCAGCAACTCGGAAGGAATCTCGCGGGCACCCGCGTACTCAAAGAGCCCGTTCGGGTTTGCCACCGGCACCGGGTTGTCGCCGTCCTTGCGGAACAACAGCAGGCAGTCGGCCGACGCCACATCGCAAAGGCTCGCGTCCGTGACCACCTGCTTATGAGCGAGCCCCTTCGCCATGGTGCGATTCCGCACGCCGAGCGGCTCCTTCCAAATGAAGTGGCGGCACCAAAACCGCCAGCCGAGAGACTCGTGCAGGCGGATGATTTCGCCGGGGAAGTCGATAAGCCCGCCTGGTGAGGTCTTTCGCGGGATGTCCATGCAGTGCACGGCCGACAGCCGGCCCGGCATGGTCACGCGGTGGATCTCGCCCACGACGAAGGCGTAGTGGTCAAAGAACTCTTGGTGACTGCGGCAGTTCGACAGGTCACGCTCGGAACTGGAGTAGTGATACAGACACCCGGCACCGTCCGCAGCGAACGGCGGCGAGTAGATGGACAGGTGCACCGACTCGTTCGGGATGCTCTGTAGCACTTCGCAGCAGTCGCCGTTGTAGATGGCGTACTGGTCGGTGATTACTTGGTCGCTGACAGCCATTGCGGAATCCTTTCGCTATGTGGAAAAACCCTTCTGTGGTCCACGGCCATGGCGTTGCCCATGTGCCGCACAAGTGCTTCGAACATGCGGTCGGCACCGTCAGCCTTGCGGCGAAGATTGGCGAGCACGCCGACCTCGCCTTCCGTGGCGATGAGGTGAACATCAACCGGCTTCTTCTGGCCGAACCGCCAGCAGCGGCGAACGGCCTGGTAATACTGCTCCCAGGAGTGGGAGGCGAACGTCACGACGTTGTGGCAGTGCTGCCAGTTCAACCCGAAGCATCCGATTTTCGGCTTCGTGACGAGCCGCTTAATCTCGCCCTTCTGGAAGGCCAGGAGGATTTCCTCCTTCTCCTCTTCGCTCTGCGAACCGCTGACCTGCCGGCAGTCCCGCAGGATGCTTTCCAGCCGGTCGCCTTCGTCGTTGAGATGGCACCAGATGACTGACGCCCCGGCATGGCCGTTGACGATCTGGGCCGCAGCGTCGCAGCGGTCCTCGAGCGTGATGCGTCGCTCTTCGCGTTGCTCCTGCAGGGACTCGGCAGGAAGGGAGAACAGCATGCCCGGCCGCGTCTTGCTGCTGTGCACGACGTGCTCGTGCTCGCGGAGGGGCGGCAATACGAGCTTGCCGTCATCGAACCCCAGGTCGCTGGGCTTGCGGCACGCCCTGGCCCACGAGCAAACCCACCGCCAGAAAGGTTCCTCCGCGTGCCCGCGAAAACGGTAGCTCTTGCGGCCCCAGCCGAGGTAGTCCTTGATAACATCCTCTTTGAAGAACCGCGACAGCATGTCCTGATACCCGAGGTATCCGAGGGCTTCGCTGGACGTTCCAAGTTCGTGGTAGTCGTTCGGGGCAGCAGTCGCCGTGCATAGTAGGCGGTACGGAATCAGCCGCATGAACTCGGTCACGGCGGCTTTCGTTGCCCCGTCGAAGTTCTTCAGGATGCTCGACTCGTCGCACACCACGCCGCCGTAGTGGGATTGGTCGTGATGATGCAGTCGTTCGTAGTTCGTCACGACGATGCCGGCGGTCGGCTTGCCACCGGATGACCGCGTGGCCTCGATGCCGAAACGCTCGGCCTCCGCGACCGTCTGATAGCTCACGGCCAGCGGCGTCAAAATGAGCGATGGCTTTCCGGTTTGCCGCCGGATGTTCTCTGCCCAGACGAGTTGCATCGGAGTCTTGCCCATGCCGCAGTCCGCGAAGATGGCGGCCCGGCCCTTGCGGCACGCCCACTCGACAAGGTTCCGCTGGTAGTCGAAAAGCCAGTCAGGCATGAAGCCTGGCGTGAACCCGTAGTCGCCGTCTACCTGCTGCTTATCAGCCAGGAACTCGGTGTATGTCTTGCTGGTCGAAGCAATCATTTCGAACCCTCCTTGACCCGGAACTCATGGCATCCGCACTTGCGGCACAGCGTGACGCTGGCCGGGCGTGATGCGTTGCAGCGGTTGCAAACTCGTTTCACCTTGCGATTCCTTTCGT